AAGCAACTAACTCAACTAACATTGAAATTACAAAAGTACTAGTAATTACAGATGGAAGCAATGTGTACATGACAACCTATGGAGATGTTTTTGTATCTGCAAATCTTGTAGACATTGACTTCACATATACAGGTGCTAACGTGAATATGGTAGTTACGCCAGTAGCAGGTACTACAGGAACTACAACTGTTAAGGTAACTGGAACACTAATAGCTGTTTAATTAACCTAAGCAAAATGGGGTAGTTGAAACATACTGCCTCATTTATGCTATAATTATAGTTATGCTCAAAAGGAGAGTGAATTTTGGCTACTACTAATACCAATTTTAAAGTTAAAAACGGCTTAGATGCTGGTGGAAATCTTACCACTACCGCAGGATTGCAGGTAGGCACAACAGCAACAGTCAATGGAAACTTTACTACCTACGGAACTAGCACACTTCACGCTAATCAACAGCTATCTCTTGCTGTTCGTAACGGAGCAAATTATACAGGAAATATCCTTCAATACTCGCTAAATGATTCTACAGTTACTGGTGGTGTAACCGCTAGAGGACTTATTTTTGCTGGCTCAACAGGGTTTGAAAATAATCAAACTTATAACCTAAGTGCTACTAATCCATATCTAACAAGTAGCACAGCAACTTTTACAGTAAGTACCATTCAGACTTATAATCCATTTGCAGCTGGTCAGAAGATTATTGTTTCTGGTGCAAGCCAAGCACAATATAATGGTTCTTGGGTAACTACAGCAGTTGGTGGTTCTAGCGGTGCTTGGACAGTTACAATTGTTGCACCTGGAACAACCACTCCTTTTACAAATGGCGGTGCTCTTACAGCAACTGGAACTATTGCAGTTGAACCAGCAGGTTTCTTCAAACAGCCAAGCCCTGGTGCTGTTGGTTTGGTTATTAAAGGTGCTGGAACATCTGGAAGTGCAACTGACCCATTTAGATATGTTGACTCCGCTGGAAACACCAAGACTTATATAACTGCTGCAGGTGACATCACTGCTCCAGCGATTTCTGCTATTTGGTCTATCACCTCTTCTGCTCAAGATGTGACAGTAAACGCACTGAGAGCAAGACATTCTGTTGCTAACTATCGTGCAAATCTTCAAACTTGGGAAAATGCCTCTACAGTTCTTGCTGGAGTAAACGCACAAGGTCAATTTTTTACAGGGGGAACAACTCCAATACAAGGTTCTACAACAGTTGCAATTAACACACATACACCAACTGGAACAACTGATATTTCAGTCACAACTGCATCAAATCATGGTATTTCTGTAGGTCAAACTGTTGTTGTTGCTGGTATAACACCTGCTGGATATAATGGAACATGGGTTGCTAGAGCAGGAACAACAGGAACTACGCTTGTTTTACCGATTGGCTCAAACCCTGGTGCTATAACAGTTGCTGGAACGGTAACACAAAATTCTCAAGTTGGTATTACAGCGATTTCAGCATATAATACTCCATTAGTTGTTAGAGCTGCTGGAAGTCATCAAGCAAATATTTTTGAAGCTCAAAGGTCAGCACCAGACACAGTATTTCGCATTCGTAATAATGGTCAGTTTGGTTCTGGTAGCCTACTTACTGGAACCAATGCTTGGATAAACAATGATATTCTTGGAAACACAATAGGGCTTACTATCCGTGGAGCAGCAGCACAAAGCTCAGACTTATTACAGATACAGGATTCAACATCCGCCACTTTAGCTAAGATAGACTCTGTTGGAGCTTTTACAACAAACAGTGCTAATGGATATTCTATTGCAGGAGCAGCTGCATTTAAGTCATTAAATCTAGGGCAGACCATGCTGCTTACTGCAGGAAGTTCGGTTTCTGCAAACCCACATGTTGTTGTTCGTCAATCTTCTGGTGCTACTGGAAATATTATGGAATGGCAAAACTCCGCAGGAACAGTGCTTTCACGTATTGATTCGGGTGGAAACATTGTTGCACCTAACACCACTGGTGCTGTTTCGTCTGGAACGTTTATTCTAGGCTCAAGAAACAGCGGTGGTGAATTAACGCTTGTCAGAGAAACTGCTGCAACATCTAATCCTGGTGCAAACCTTGCTCGTATTTATTTCCGTGATGGCACTACTGCTGGAACATTAAAATTTGCTACTAGAACTGGTGCATCTGGTGTTGAAGAAACAATTGTAGACAATATCTCTAGCACTGGCTCTACCGCTGGTGCCCAATTTGTGGGTGCAGGTGGTGTAAACACTACTGGAACGCTAACCTCCACAGGACTAATCTTGTCTGGTACAACTTCCCCTATTACATTAAACGGTTCTGTAGGTACTAGCGGACAAGTATTAACTTCTGGTGGTGCAGGTGCCACACCTACTTGGACTACTGTATCTGGTGGTTCATTTACTGGAGGAACGCTTACTAGTGATTTAGTTTTAGCCGCTGGCTCTACAACTGTTGAGCCTTTGACTTTTCAATCAAACTCTTCAACACCAACTACAACATCTGGTGCAATGGACTATGATGGAACTGTTTTCTATAGTACATCTAACACAAATCCTGGAAGAGGACTAAATACTCAAAATTATTACTATGCTGACAGTTCAACTTGGTCGCCAGATTTTACACTTTCTACAACTGCTCAAAGTTTTTTGGGTGCGGCAACAAGGGGAATAACTCTTGCTGCTGGAACTAGTTACGAATTTGAGTTTCAAGCAAGAACTAGATTTCAAGTTATTAACGTTGGTACAGCCGCTTCAGGCTCTTACTCTTTGATAAAGGATTCTGGAACAGCAACAATAGCAATTCAATCTTTATTAGAATATGGAAGCAATACTACAAATCATACTACTGCTACAACTTTATCTGCTCTTTCTAATACTGGAACTGATGTTACATTTTCTCCAAGCGTAAGTAGCGGTTCAAGATTTGCTTTTATAAGGGCTAAAGGAATTATTCGTGTAACTGGAACTGGAACAGCAAAAATTTATCCAGCATTAACTCCATCTGCGTTAATGACAAATAACGACCCTAACTTTACTTCTTGGCAAATTTCTAACGTTATTTTCAAACTTACACCAATTGGTAATGGAACAGTAACTCAGGTAGGAACGTGGTCATAATGAATGAAATAAAAGAACTTATCGAAACATGGAAAGAAGAAGGATTGATTAATCCAGATTCTTTAGATAAGTTATATCAGGCAATCTTATTACTTATTGATAAGGTAGAAGAACTAGAAAATAAACCTTAAGCTATAACTTTATAGTAGTGTTTGACATTTTCTAAAACTGTGGTATACTTGATACATCACAGTTATGGAAAGGTGGAAACACTATGTCAGATTTTTTCTCATTTACACTCCCAGCAGATTTTGTCGAAAAGTACAAAACCCTGGAATCTCCCTTTGGATTCGTGGATGCAGGTGGCAACGCATTAGGTGAAATTACCTTTGTTCGCACCTACTCACGAGTCAAAGATGACGGAACTAAAGAACGCTGGTACGAAGTAGTACGCAGAGTTATTGAAGGTATGTATTCTGTCCAGAAAAACCATGCAAAGGAGAACCGTCTCCCTTGGAATGACTATAAGGCACAGAAGTCAGCACAGGAAGCATTCGATAGAATGTTTAACCTAAAATGGACACCACCAGGTCGTGGTATGTGGACATTTGGAACACAGCTAACCATGGAAAAGCGTAACTCTGCAGCGTTGCAGAACTGTGCTATGGTATCTACAAAAGACCTAGATAAGAATGACCCAGGTGCCCTATTTGCTTGGATTATGGATGCTCTTATGCTTGGTATTGGTGTTGGTTTTGATACCCTTGGAAAAGACAAGAACTTTGTAATCTTTGGACCAACAGAGCCAGAAGTTACCTACGAAATACCAGACACTCGTGAAGGCTGGGTAGAAGCCACAAGGCTTTTGATTAACTCATATCTTCGTCAGGGTCAGAATATCCAGAAGTTTGACTACTCGCTAATTAGACCAGAAGGTGCTCCAATTAAGGGCTTTGGCGGTATTGCATCAGGTCCTGGACCACTAATCAAACTACACGAAAAGATTAGCCATGTTCTAGGACAGCGTATTGGCGAGGTACTTGATGCTCGTGCCATCGTAGACCTAGTAAACCTAATTGGTACTTGTGTAGTATCTGGCAACGTTAGACGTTCTGCTACTTTGGCTTTGGGAGCAGAGGATGACGATGACTTCTTGAACCTAAAAAATCCAGAAGTATTCCCAGAGCGTAACTCCTACGACCCTGAAAATCCTGGATGGGCTTGGATGTCTAACAACTCTGTTTCTGCAACAGTAGGAATGGATTACTCAAAGTATGTAGACCGCATTGCAGACAATGGAGAGCCAGGATTTATCTGGCTAGACGTTGCTCGTAATTATGGTCGTTTGGCAGACCCTGCAGATGGCAAAGACTATCGTGTTATGGGATTTAACCCATGTGCAGAACAGCCACTAGAATCATACGAGCTTTGTACGCTTGTAGAAGTTCACCTAAATCGTCACGAATCTAAGGAAGACTTCTTGCGTACCCTAAAGTTTGCCTACCTGTATGGAAAGACGGTTACTTTGCTTCCTACTCACTGGCAACAAACAAACGGTATCATGCAGAGAAACCGTAGAATCGGAACATCTCTAACTGGTATCGCATCATTTGCTGACGAGCATGGACTGCCTACAGTTCGTGATTGGATGGATGAAGGATATAACAAGATTCGCTACTATGACCGCAAGTATTCCGAGTGGTTATGTGTTCGTGAATCTATTCGTGTTACAACTATTAAGCCATCTGGTTCTGTGTCAATTCTTTCTGGTGCTACCCCTGGTGTTCACTGGGGTCCAGGTGGAAAGTTCTACTTAAGAGCAATCCGCTTTAGCAACCAAGACCCAATGCTACATCTGTTTAGAGCGGCAGGGTATAAGATTGAGGCAGACCTAGTATCAGCAAATACTTCCGTAGTCTATTTCCCAATAGCATCTGGACACAAGAGAGCAGAAAAGGATGTTACTCTATTCGAGAAGACTGCACTTGCTGCTACTGCTCAGAAGTATTGGTCAGACAACGGAGTTTCTGTAACCCTGTCATTTGACAAGGAAAAGGAAACAAAGCATATCACTTCTGTCTTGAATATGTATGAAGGACAGCTAAAGGCAGTATCGTTCCTATCGATGGGTAACGATGTCTATCCACAGCAACCATATACAGAAATTACAGAAGAAGAATATGACTACTACATTGGAAGGCTAGCAAAGATTGATTTCTCTGCTATTTATGATGGAGTAGATAATCTGGAAGCACAAGGCGAAGCCTATTGTACCACCGATTACTGTGAAATCAAAATTCCAGATAAAAACTAAATAAAAGAGATACCCTGTCATATTCTGGCAGGGTATTTTCTTATGTGATAGAATAGACATATGCCTATTAGTTCAAATCAATACTTACAAAAAATATCTTTAGAGCATCCAATAGCACTTTGGTCCCTAGATGATGATGCTTATTATGTTAAGTTAATGAGTGATTCTGCTAGAGATGTTGGTACTTGGGAAGATGTAAATGTTGCAAGTATAACAAACATAACTCCATCTGGAATACAAGTTCCAAACCCAAATAGACCATGTACTGAAATCGTTGGTCAGGAAATTGGCGGTGCTCTTTATGCAAATGCATTTATTAGAAGTTCTGGAACTTTTTCAGCTAGTAGTAAACCATTCTCTATTTCTTTTAATTTATATTCTTATGGAACAGATATTAGATATGTAACAATGGCTTATCAAAATACTACTCCAAAAACAGTAGAAGGTGTTTATGCTGGTCCAACGTCTGTAGCATATCTAGTAACTAATCATGGTTTTGTTACAGGAGATTATGTTGTTGTAACTGGAACAGTTCCTACAGCTGCTAATGAAAACTGGTATGACTATTCTGGAGTAATAACAAAAATAAATAATAATGCTTTTTATTTTCAAAACCATAACAGGCAGTATGATGAAGATTCGGCACCAAACGAATATGGTGGAGAAGCATTTAAAGGAGAAATACAGCAGCTAGACCCTTGGCTATATGGTAGGTCAGACGAGTGGTTATTTTTGTCAGCAAATTTTACACAAACAGCAACAAATGCAAAAATAAGAATTAAAATATATTATGATGGAGATTACGAAAAGACATTTTTAATTAATGACTTAAATGTAAGTCAGGGTTCTTCAGAATTTAGTTCAGTTTCTAATGGTCAAGATGCTATAGCTTTACCATCATCGATTGCAACAACAGAAACTCATGGAGTTTTAGCAACAGACTTATTATCAGAACAAAACAAAGGATATTATATTGTTAAAAATAATATTTTAAAAACAAAAAATTCTTCAATACCAATGATTTTAGGTTCATCTAATACAACGATTTTATATTCTAATAATAATGGACCATCTTTAATTATTCCAGGATTTGGACTGCTTAACGAATATGGAAGGTATAAAAGCTACAATCTAGAAACATTTATTCGAATAAATGGAAAAACTACTACGCCAAAAAGAATTATTGGTCCAATACAATCAACTGACGGAGTTTATGTTGACGGTTCTTTTATTGTTTTAAAAGTAAATAATTTAATTAAAAGTGCGTATATCGGAGAATGGTCTAAACCAATGATGCTTAATTTGCAATATAGTGACCAAGCAGTAGAGCTATGGATAAATGGCGATAAATTAATTACTATAGATATAAGAGACCAAGATATAGTTTTGTCAGAAAAGATTGCATCTTCTGGTGCACTTTCTGGAAAAGACCAAGATTGGATAGGCTTTTACTCCTATGACGAACTAGAGTCTATTGAAATAGATACTGTAACAATTTATCCATATGTTGCAGATACAACATTGATTAAACGTAGACTTTTATATGCTCAAGCTGCAAAAACTTCAGCAATGGAAAATCTTGCAATTCAGTCAAATGGTAATTTTATTAATTTTAGATATGATGTTGCAGGAGAAACAAAGAACTACAATTTTCCAACTTTTTCTAGATGGGATTTAGCCAGAGTCTTTGATAATCTAACTGTAATAAATAATACACTACAAGCCAAACAATATTCTTTACCAAGTTTTTATTTAGGTTCTAAAACATATACAGAATGGATAGAAGACCAAGAAGCAATACAGAACGAAGCAACAAGTTTTATTTCTTTAAAACCAGATTCTGAATACGATAATATAAATGGCTATATTTCTTTTAGTGCACAAGAAATTATTGGAGAAACACTATCTGCAATTTATGCAGTTTTAAAGAAACCAGCATCTTCTGGAACAGAACAAAGATTGATTACAATATATGATACAGTAACAAAAAATTATTTTAAAGTATCTTTAAATGGTACAACTCTGACGTATATTCTTAATTATTCGGGGGTAGACAGAACAGACATAGATACAGTAATAACAAATATACCAATGAATACTAAGATAACTGTTGGTATTAATTTGGATACACTGCGACAATCTTCAGACCCAGAAATGTCAAGTTTTTTTAGAAGCAGTAATCTAGAAGTTTATATAGGAGGATTTTTAAATGAATCTGTAACTTTTGATGGTCGAATATACAAGATAGGATTGTGCAATTCTCGTTCTGCATCAGAAATATCTTCTTATTTTACCAACGGTATTTCTGACTACGCAGAATCATTAGAATCAAATATTGCAACATACACATTATTACCAAAAAGTTATATAAATGAATTTATGATAGATATTGCAACAAAGTCATATTGGGAATCTTCAGTATTTTTATCTAGTCTTGCATCTTATCAGGATAATTCTTTAGACTTAGATTTTATGCAAATTAATATAGACTATCCAGAATATACAACAGTTTCTGGTTCTGAATTTGATATATCTAACGAATTTGTAAAATCATATATTAGTTTTCAGTCTAATGATTCTGGTTTAGATAAAGAATCTTTTGCAAATATTACTCAGCTTTCAACAAAAAAAATAATTGATGCAACAACATTGGATGAAGACAGGCAGTATGTTTTTGCTGACCAGACATTAATATATCCGTCAACAAATATAGATGTTAGAGATTATAGTTTGGTTATACATCTTACAATTATTTCGCATCTTTTAACTTATCCAACTCAAATAAAATATTTAGAAATATTAGGAAAGTCTTTGCCAAATACATCAGCAGGAACAGTAACCTCTCAATCTGCTGAAAAGGTTGAGCATTTTTATATTGATGCAAATAGTGTATATGACTATAAAAACAATGCTGGAATTTTAATAACAAAAGAATCTACGTCATACTTAAATTTAAGCAATAATTCTGGAATTACGGTGGTGAACAACGAATGATTCTTTCTCCATCATTAATAGCAACAGTAGCAATGCGACTACCACTCTTGCCTTCATCTGCGATACAATCAATAATGATAGTTTTCAAAACAGAAGGAGTAAGCTCAGGTTCTGAAACTCTTTTTTCAACTACTTTAAATAATAAAACTTATTCAATTAAAATGTCTGCTAAGTCTGGTGACTCAACTAAAAATATCTTAAATCTATTAGAAAGCGATATACTCAATACAGATGGTAGAGAAGGACTTTTGTATATTAATGGAAAACAAGCACCACTAAATCAGGCAGAAATATCATTAAAAGAGTGGACATCTCTAATTATACAGTTTAAAAAGCCAGAGCCTTCTAGCAATAGTGAGGTTTTGGTTTTAGGAAAATCAAAAACAACAATTGGTGTATTTTCTTCATATAGTCAACCAGCTAATACAAAAAAGGAGTCTGTTGTTTATAATTTTTGGGAAGATATAAATAATCTTCAATGGTCTAGCTATTATGTAAATAACGATTATTGGGAAAATGTTCTTGCAGAAATTACAGACATTAGCTCTGAACTTGGCACTGATACAATTTGGGACACATTTTTAGGAAGAAATAACATAGTTCAGGTACCTGGAGTTATCTCTACAGATGAAACAATCTTGTTACAAATGGGAAACTATCAATATAAAACATATTCTGACACAATTAAGCAATCAATCTATCGTAGTCCAGCATAATATGGTATAATAGTGGTTATGAATATGAATATTAATCAAGATTTTGGTCCAGTAATGAAAGGACAAGTGGGGAAAACTCGTGTGCAAGTGGTTGAAGAGCCATTCTCTAATTATGGAATTTATGTTTGGCAACTACCTTCTGGCAAGTTTTTTACTGACGGTAATGGCAATGCCTTATCTATAGATTCTATGAAGGGTGACCAGTCACGAATTGATTTGTTACAAAAAGAAGCTGCTTGGAATGGGCAGCCAGATGGTAAAGCAGTATTTTTTGCTAATGTTCGCAAGGTATCAGATGAAGAGTATAGCGAACAAAAAGATAGAATGTCTCAAGGACTTATAGCGTCAGAAACAGATTTGGGAGCATTAATTGCAGCTAAAAACACCTTTGACCTATACGGAAGTGACGAGTAGTGAATTATTACGAATATGCCAACACACCTGCACGACTAGATGAAGTTCCAACCGAATCTAATGAGTTTGCAAATCTAGACCCTTTTAATAAATCTTGGGATGAAATTAAGTCATATTCTGGTATGAACACAAACTTTAAGCGTAGAAGTACAAGAATGTCAAAGGCTTTGGGTGACGATGCTTACTTGGAGTCTGCTGGTGCAATACAGATGGGAACGAATGGTGCTAAGTCTACCGCCATAAATCCAGGGGTAGTGTTTAGAAACGCCTATGCACTATTTGACGTAATTACACCACCATATAACCTATACGAACTAGCAAGCTACTATGACACATCATTTGCTAACCATGCTGCTATTGACGCAAAGGTTGAAAACACTGTTGGTCTTGGTTATGATTTTGTTGTTTCAGACAAGACAAGCCTAAAGTTAGAAGCTGCTTCTGCAGAACAGATGGCTCGTGCTCGTAAGCGTATCGAAAGACTTAAAGTACAGCTTCGTGATTGGCTAGAGGGATTAAACCAAGACGAGTCATTTACATCCGTACTTGAAAAAGTATTTACTGATGTTCACGCTATGGGTAATGGCTATATTGAAGTTGGTCGTACAGTAGCAGGAGATATTGGTTATATTGGTCATATCCCAGCATCCACCATGCGTGTTCGTAGATTGCGTGATGGCTATGTTCAGATTATTGGAAACAAGGTAGTTTATTTCCGCAACTTTGGTGCTAAGAACGTTAACTATATTACAGATGACGCTAGACCAAATGAGATTATTCACATCAAAGAGTATTCACCACTTAATACTTTCTATGGTGTGCCAGACATTATGGCTGCTATGCCAGCACTGCTGGGAGACATGCTTTCGTCACAGTACAACATTGATTACTTCAATAACAAAGCAGTTCCTCGCTATATCGTAACTTTAAAGGGTGCACAACTTACACCAGAAGCAGAAGATAAGCTATTCCGCTTCTTGCAAACAGGGCTAAAAGGACAGTCACATAGAACTCTTTATATTCCGTTGCCAGGAGATACCGAAAGCAACAAGGTAGAATTTAAGATGGAGCCTATTGAGAATGGCGTTCAGGAAGGTTCATTTGGTAAGTATCGTGAACAAAATCGTGACGATATTTTAGTTGCCCATCAGGTTCCTTTGTCAAAACTTGGCGGTAGCAGCTCAACATCGATTGCAGATGCACTAGCACAAGATAGAACATTCAAAGAGCAGGTTGCTAGACCAG